CGTGACGCTGGACGAACTGACGGTGGCGGCCGCCGAAAGAGTCAGCCCGCCAGAGATGACAAGCGTGCCCGTGGCACCGTCGGTGATAGGTGCAGTGCCGAGGTACTCGATGCTGACTTCGCGGCCCGTGTCGGTTGCCGATCCCTTGAGCGGCCGGTCCATCGTCAACACGTTGCTGCCAGCAGACTGGCTGAGGTGCGACACGTCGATCGTGTCGCCAGCGGACACGTCGGTCATCGAGTAGGTGATGTTCGTGACCGTGTAGCCCGTGCCGCCGAAAGTGAGCGTCGTGCCCTGAGCGTGCGAAGCCATGTATTAATTCTCCAGCCAAAAGAGGTCGTATGTTTGCCGGACCAGATAGAGCGAGTTTTCCGCTCCGTCGATCTCCACCAAGTCGTCGGCTTCGTCCATCAAGGACGCCTGCCGCACCTCCGTATTGTCGAGAACGCCAGCGAACCCATCCAGAACCCGCCGGCACTTATCTGCTAGGTCTCGTGCCGTCTCGTAGGTGGTGCCGTAGACGTACATCTCGACCGTGACCCGGGGCAGGCCCACTGGGCCACCCATCGCCATCTCGCGGAGAACCCGGGCACGCCGCCAGATGATCAGCGGAAACTGGATCGGAGCCGGCCCGACGTAGCGGAGCGGGTAGATCCGCCCGCTGATCAACGCTTGCACGTCGGCGTTGGCTACAAGGGCATTTCGCAGGATCGCTTCTGGGGATTTCAGCGCCATCAGAACGGCCCCTGTAGTGACTTGATTTTGTCGGCGAGCTCGCGGGCGGCAGCGTTAAAAGCCGACTTCATTTCCTCGACCATCAGCGACTCGACTCGCTCGCGGGTCTGTTCCCACGCCGACCGCACAGGCGGCCTGCCGTACGAGCCGCCGACCGGCATCTTTCCTGTGGACACCCGTGTGCCGCCCTGCGTGCGGCGGGTACGCTCCTTGGTGCCGAACTCGACGAGCCCCTGGTGGTAGCCGAGCTTCTTGTTATCGAATGGCTCGTTCATCGTGCGGCCAGACCGGAACCCGAGCACGACCACGCCAACGCCGGTCCTCGGGTATCGCTTGCTCTTGATCGCAATGGACCGCCGGAGGTTGCCGGTCGGCCCGCGTGGCGTTGCTGACTTGAGGGCCTGGAGGGTGCCGCCCTTTTCGGCAGCACGCCGCAGCCCGGCAGCCATGTGCTTGGCGGCCAGATTCTTTGGCAGGGCCACGAACGCATTGCGGATGCTTTCCAGCCCAGGGATGTTCGTCGTGATGCTGATTCCCGTTTGTTCAGCCATTGCGACGCTCCATGCAGATCGCCTCGTGCTCGGTGCGGTTGCCGTGCTCGAGCAGGCTGGAGATCTCGAGCGTGCGGCCACGCCAGGCGAAACGCATCTGGCTGTTAAGGCCGGGCAGGTGCCGCAGCCGCAGCCGGTGCGTCACGGTGGTTTCCTGCTGGCCGGCCGTCAGGGCCTCGCGGGCGGATACGCCCTCGACGCTAGCCCACACGGCCGATGAGTCGGACCACGCCAGGACCGTCTCGCCGAGGGCATTGGTGGTGCCGCTGGCGATCTGGACAGTGACACGCTCGCGTAGGTCGCCGGGTCGAATCATTCCACCACCGTACGCCTAGAGGGCTGGATACTGGCAGTTTCCGGCCATGCCTCCACCCACGTCCCCGTCGACTCGTCGAGCGCAAAGCCCTCGCCTAGTTCTTCCACGTCCCGTCAACATTCTGATAAACCGCCCCCTCTTTCCACGTCCCCGACACGTTGACCATCGGCATCGTCTCTTTCCACGTCCCGGCGACGTTCTGGTACAGCCGCCGGCTGCTGGCTGACGTGCGGCGCTGGCGTGGCGGTGTCAGGCCGATGCCGCGACGAGAGGCGAGGAGTCCGATTTCCTGCTGTGTCAGGGCGCGGTTGTAGACGCGAACGTCGTCAATAAAGCCGCGACTACGAATGCCGTCCTGTTTCTCTATTCCCATAGCAAAGGTCTGCAAATTTGACCCGAGTTGCGTTGCCGGACTCAGCCCACCAGCAGTCAGCGTTCGCTGGATTCCATTGGTCCACGCTGTTGTCACGCCCTTATCTAGTTGCCACACAAAATGATTGAGGCCAGTTCCCGTAAGGGGACAGTTTGGATACGAATACTGAGAGCCATTTTCAAGAACGAAAAAGACTACCCCGGCCTGCCATACAACCTCAAACCTATGATTGCTCGCGCTGCTGCCAACATCTACGCGGTCAGACGCCGACGCACGGCTCGCCCAAAAACAGAGAGCCGCGCTGGTTGCACCTGCCAATCCGCAGTTTGTACCAGTCTCGTAATATCCGTTGGTTCCATTTGGATTTATGGTCAGCCCGCCCTGAATCGCAGACCACGCCACGCCTCCAACGACGGTAGCGTGTTTGTTCCTCACGCTGCGATCAATCAGCAAGGGGCCTGTCGCCCCCAGCGACGGGCACCACGCGCCAACAAGCCCATGCCGCAGCGATGAGTAGTCACGCCGCATTAGGCCACCGTCTCATAGCATGGCAGGAGTCGTATCTGGTGATTGCCCGCCGTGGCGTTCAAGGCGACGGCTGTGTTGTGGACAACAAACAGTACAAACTTCGGCGGGCAGACGCCGCCAAACGCCGACGCAATCGACACGGGGCCGAAATGGTAGGTCACGTTGCTCGTCGCGCTCGTTGCCATCACCGCCACAAGGCGGCAGACAGATGCCTTGATGTCGGCGCTGGTAATGGTTTCCGCCGACTCTGTGCCGTCGAAAACATCGGGCCAGTTTGTGCCGTCCCACGAACCTATAGCCCAGACCTCGATCTGCCGCGATGCGGTAGGCGAAGTGCCCGACGTGATCTTGCCGCTCACGAGGTAGTCCAGTGCCAGCGTTGACGTGTTGACAACCTCGGCAGACTCTCGCCCTGCGAGCAGATTGGTGTCGCTTGCGAGACTTGCCAGCGTGATCGTCGCGTCGGTTGCGGTGCCGTATGCCTGCTTAATGTCAGCCATTGATCCTCCGAGCGTTGTTGAGCAGGCCAAGGCCGATCTCCGGCAGGCCGACAGATTCAGTCCATGCCGTGTCCGTATCCGCGAGAGCGGCCAGAGCGTCGGCTTGTGACTGCGTGACAAACTCAGCAGCGACCAAACCGGCCAGCATCTGCTGCGTGGCCGGTCGATCCATGTCCACCGTCTGGATCGTCCCGCTCTGGTCATCAATCCACGCCAGCACAGAGATCGCCAGCCCTTGCCGCTGCGAGTTGATGGAGTCGCCAGCCGCAAGAATGAGGGCAGGCCAGTAGCCGCCCTCAATCGCTGCCCTCCGCACTTCCCACGTTGGCACAAGCCGCCGAGAGGCGACACGCTTGGCGTTGACTGCCGCGATGATGGCATCGTCGGACAGGCCAGCGTAGGCCGGCGAGGCGATTTCTGCTGCGAGTTCTTCGATCATGTGTACCTCAGATAGATGTCGCCGGCGGCTCCGCCAGTTGGCAGGGCCGTTCCGCTGGTGATTGATTTTTGTAAGCCGGTTGTTTTAGCAAGCGTCACCGCACCGTCGGCTAAGTCGGCAGTTGTTACGGCTCCGGCCGCGATCGTCCACGCAGCGCCTGCTGCCGAGACAACAATGTCGCCCTTGCTCCCGTCTGTAATCCCACCGCCACCAGAGACGCCGACTTCAACGTAGACGGGCGACTCCCACTGGTAGATCCGCGACGTGTCCTCTGCGAGGTAAAGGGCAGAGTCTGAGCCGGTGGCAGGGAAGTTGGCGACAGATGGATAGTTCAGCGAGGCCGGAGGCCCCTGCGGCCCGGTAGCTCCGACACTGCCAGCCGGTCCCTGCGGGCCGACGCTTCCCGTGGCTCCGGCCACACCAGCGCTGCCGGTGTCACCCTTTGGAAGCACGAGATTCAGCGTTTGGCTCGGCGAGGCTCCGGTGATTGTCGCCGCCGCAGTCTCGCCACTACTGACAGTGCCTATCGACAGTGTGTTCGCAGGCCCAGCCGCCCCCGTGCTTCCGGCCACACCTTGGATACCTTGGCTGCCCGTCGCGCCAGCGGCCCCCGTGTTTCCGCGTGGCAGCACAAGGTTCAGCACCTGGCTCGGTGATGTTCCGGTGATCGTCGCCCCGACCGCACCTTCAGTGACAGTGCCGATTGAGAGGCTGTTCGCAGGCCCAGCCGGGCCGGTGCTTCCGGCAATGCCCTGGCTGCCCGTGGCTCCGGCGGCTCCATCATTTCCAGCTTCGCCCTTGGGCAGGACGAGGTTCAGCGTCTGGCTGGGCGACGACCCGGTGATCGTGGCCGACGCAGAAGATCCGCTGGTGACCGTGCCGATTGCGAGCGTGTTTGCCGGGCCAGCCGCCCCAGCGCTCCCAGTCGCACCCGTGGCTCCGGCCACGCCAGCCACGCCAGCCACTCCAGCCGCGCCTGCCGGCCCTTGCGGCCCGACGCCGCCTGACGCACTGGCCGAGGTGCTCGAGCTCGTCACAGACGCCGACACAGACGCACCGGAGACGGACGCCGTGATCGGGCTGCTCGTGACGGTTGCGGTGGTCGTCACCCGACTACCTCCACCTGGCCCTGCAGGGCAGTCCGTCGCACGCTGCCGGGGGCATCCCACTCAAGCCGCCAGCCGTAGGTGCCAACAGGCAGGGCCGTCGTCTGCGTCTCAGTCAGTGCAATGTTCACGATCCCGGCCGCGGCGTTTGTCAGCGTCGTCGTGAATGCCGTCATCGTGTTGCCGGTGACGAGCGACGTGATCACGGCCGTAACCGTGTAGCCGGTCATCGTCGTGGGCGAGAAGTCGATGGCCGTGCTGAGCTCGTCGCCTCGGCGAAGCGAGAGGCCAAGCTGGCCAGGCAGTTGTTCGTAGGTGCTCATCGGTAGGCTCCCCAGCGGCACGAGTCAAGAAGCGACTTCACGCCAAACTCAATCTCGTTTGACACGGAGCCTGCTGCCTCACGCCGGTCGTACCAGTAGGCCACGAGCATCAGGATCGCGTGCCGGATCTGCGTGGGCACGCTGCGGCCGTCCTCGCCGTAGCCGCCCCACCAGGTGATCACCACCGCGTTCTCGTCCCGGCGATGCACAGGCCACGCCTGGTCGAAGAGCGGGCTGATACCGCCCGGTGTCGAGTGCCGATCGACCCGGTACTCGTTCGACGGGAACACGACCACGGCACCGCTCTCAGTGGTGTACGTGATTGCCACAGAAGTGACAGCAGCGGCCGTGGCCATCGGCGGCCGTGGTAGCTCTATGTTGTCCATCCCGTTGGGCGGGAAGCCATCCATCCGCATCGTCCACTGGGTGTGGACGAGCGAGCGGTCCAGGTACTCCTCGACCCAACCTCGAGCAGCGGCCACCAGCCCCATGATGTACGAGTTGTCGTCGTCCGTATCGACCCGCAGGTGGGCCTTGGCGTCCGTTAGCGTGACGGGCTCAACGACAGGCTGCGTGGCTCGTGTCAGGCTGCGGTAGGTCATCTGGTGCGTTTCCTGCGTGGCGTGGCGTCGGCAGTCCTTGCGGGCATTTCGACGGCAGCGGTTTCAATCAGCGGCTGCTGCTTGTCCTCAACAGCTACCTTTCTGGCGATCAGCTCGGCAGCCAGACCGCCGGGGATGTCCACCATCTGGCCCAAGCGGTAGGAACGCCACGACCGAACAAACTTCAGTTTCACGATTGTCCTACGCTCCATGCAGTTTCGGGGGCCTTGTTCGCCTTCATCCAATCGCCCGTGTATTGGAAAACAGGCTTGCCGAGATCCTTTCCCGGCCACGTCACGACGTACTCGCCGTGGCCGATTGACACCCGTGGCGTCACGAAGCACTTGTTCCCAGAGTCTCGCCACGTGCGCCAGAAGCCG